ATATCTGCCGCAGCTGCGTATTCATTACACGCGTGTAGTGAGGATCGATGGCATCGAGCTGCCATTCAACCAGCGCATCACCGAGAACTTGTGGGGCATGTCGGTGATCGAGCGGTTGAATGACCGGCTCGTCGCTTTCGACTCCGGCACCATGGGTGCGGCGCAGCTGCTCTACAAAGCCTATTTGCGCACATACAAAGTCAAGGACTACCGCAACATCGTAGCGTTCAACTCTCAGCTTACCGAGAAGTTTCACAAGCTGATGGACTTGATGCGCAAGTATCAGTCCATCGAGGGACTGACCATCATCGATGCTGAGGATGAGTTCGAGACCCATTCATATACATTTGCCGGTGTGTCCGACACGCTCTTGATGCTCGGCCAGCAGCTGTCCGGTGCGCTCGGCATCCCGCTGGTCCGGCTGTTCGGTCAGAGCCCAGCCGGGCTCAACGCTACCGGCGAGTCGGACTTGCGCAATTACTACGACATGATCAAAGCCCAGCAGGAGGCCAGGCTGCGCCGCCCGCTCACCACATTATTCAATGTGCTGTGGCGCTCGGTGCTGGGAACCGAGCCACCTGACACATTCACCTTCACGTTCAACAGCCTCTACCAGATGAACGAAATGGAGAAGGCCGAGGTGGCGCAGCGCGACACTGAGACGGTCAAGTCAGCCCATGACAGCGGCATCATCACCACTGAGATCGCTCTCAAGGAAATCAAACAGTCATCCATCATCACTGGGCGTTTCACCAACATCACAGACGAGGACATCGAGGACAGCAAGGCGGCACCGCCGCCTTGGGAACAGCCACCGCCTGGTCAGATGGGTGCCATGGGTGGCAAAGCGAATGGTGGTGGCGCACCTGGTGCCGGTGTTGCCATGCCGAAGCCGAAGACCAATGGTTCAGCCATGGAGGTAGAGAAATGACCATACAAGTGGTCCAACCATCTCATGGACAGATGATCGTCACCTGCAGCTATGATCCGACCGGCCTGGCGTGGGTGATTTTAGAGGATCATCCAGTGGTTGCCTGGATGATCGACGACACAGGAACATTGCCGCCGGCTCCGGCTATTCTCAGGTCAATGCCGGCGTTACCTCCAGATACGACACCAGTGAATTCACCGACGTGGATCATGGTGGCGGAGAATACGGTATTTGCCGTTGGTATTGTAGAATTGACCAGGGCGCCAGTTGTTAAGACCAGCCAGTATGTCGTGCATGGAACTCCGCATGATATGTTCATAGGTTTGTCCAGCAACAATGGCGCGGTGCGTTCTATTTGGGCGAACTTTTATAATCTCAATCTAGTGCTTGCCTGGAACCACTGGTCAAATGGTAATCCGCTGGCGTTGACGGAACCGCCGAACGGATCATGATGAAAGTCGAAGAGCGCGAGAAGTTCTCCAAAGCTCACAATGCCCAGACCTCCTATGGCGCTGCCATCAGGGCCTACGCCAAACAGGTCGCGCGCATCATACATCACTACTCCGAGAACGGGATAATTCCGCCGCAGCGTATTCCCGCACTGGAGGATGCGCTCCGGCGCTACGCGGATGGCACGCGTGAATGGGCACGCGCCACTGCCTGGCGGATGCTGAAGGAAGTCGAGAAGCGCAACCTCACCGCGTGGAAGCTGCACACTGAGGAAATGGGGCGCGCGCTGCGCCGTGAACTGCTCGAGGCACCGGTTGGCGAGACCATGCTGGGCCTGCTCAGTGATCAGGTTGACCTGATCACATCGCTGCCGCGCGAGGCAGCCGCGCATGTGCAGGAAACTACGATGGAGGCCCTGGAGACATCATCGCGTTATCCCGAGCGGGTAGCTGAGATCGAGGAACTGCTCGAGCGCGCGCACCCTGCCTCGACCGAGGCCTGGCTCAAAAACCGCGCCACGCTCATTGCACGCACCGAGACCGCGCGTTCGGCTTCGGTGCTGGTGCAGGCCAGGGCTGAATATGTTGGTGCTGAGTCATACATCTGGACGACCGCTGGCGACTGGAAGGTGCGGCAGTCGCACCGCCGGCTCAACCACACCGTGCAAAAGTGGAGTGATCCACCATTCTCTGATCCGCCTGACCATCACTCCCACCCAGGCCAAATCTTCAACTGTCGCTGCGTCGCGCTACCCATCATCCCTGAAGGAGGTTGACATGCCTGATATCGAACTCGTTACTCCGTGCATCGTGTCCCTCGACGAGCCTGATGCCGACGGCTTCGACACCTACGTCTTTCCTCAGCCTGGTGGCTACTCGAATGTGCCTGCGCACGTTGCCGATCATTGGTATGCCCAGGCCCATCTTGATCCGGAAAAGATGGCGGAAATGGAGGCAGCTGCGATGGCTGTTGCCAACGACCCGACTAACATGGGCATAACTGGCCGCCAGGTCAAGACCATGGTGACGGATGCTGACCTCGAGGCCATGGATGAGCCGACGCGCGAGGCATATGAGGCGCGCGAGGCAGCCAACCGTGAGCGTGCCCAGCAGGCATTGGAGCGCCGCGCTCCGGAGCATGAGTGATCGTTTGGGCTGAGCCAGCCCGGTTCCCTGGCGATGAGTTTCTGCTTGCCCAGCTCGGCTGGCTGGTCTGGGCCATCGGTGCCGTCATTGTCTTCCGCCTGTGCAGGAGGTCCAAGCATGCCGCTGACCGCGAAAGGCGAGAAAATTCTCAGCGCTATGCAGGAGGAGTATGGCGAGGAGAAGGGTGAGCAGGTGTTCTATGCTTCCAAGAACGCCGGCAAGATCACCGGGGTCGACACCCTCTCCATCCGGATATCGCGCGATGGCAAGATCACAGTCAAGCGTGCCTGAGTCGGTGTGGCATGGCAGTCTGCACCTCTGGGGTGTCGAGCTGAAGTGCCATGTCCTGTCCGATGGCCAGCGCGTCATCGAACTGAGCAGTATGCACAAACTGCTTGCAGCCATGGTCGATGGCACAGTGGAACCATCTGATGATGAGGAGTTGGACAAAGTGGCACGCTGGGTTAAAGCCAAAGGCCTGCCCTGAATGGACTGGCACAGCATCACGCGCCTGAGCGCGCATCAGGATGAGACAGCAGAGGGCTATTTGATCTGCCGCGACGTCCCGATCGCGCGCACTGGCACACAAATCTATTGGGAGAACGAGGTGCCGCCCCTGCAGGGCGATGTGGGCGGGCGTGTGCATGTGGCGCGCGATGAGACCGAAGTGTTCCACCCGGACAGCATCCGTAGTTTCAACGGTAAACCGCTGGTGGATGACCATCCGTTCGAACCGGTCGGACCCGACAACTGGGACCGCCTGAGCATCGGCTACATCGCCAACCCGCGCCGTGGCACCGGTATCCACGACGATCTGCTGCTGGCCGATCTGGTGTTCACTACCAGACGCGGCATCGATGCCGTGCGCAAGGGTAAGCGTGCCATCAGTGTAGGTTACAACGCTTTCTATGAGCAGACCGCACCAGGCCTTGGGCGGCAGAAAAGTATCTTCTGTAACCACGTGGCACTGGTTGACGAAGGCCGCTGCGGTGCCAGATGCACGATCATGGATGGAAGGGCTGTCTACGATGCCGACTTCGTCGAGAGCGAGCACCCACGCGATGATGAAGGCCAGTTCGCAGAAAGTCCAGGTGGCGGCAAGGCGCATCATGTGGCAGCGTCTGCGGCCGTCGGCGGTAAGCGCACGACGTCCAGCGGCAAAGACCTGCCGGAGCACATCCAGAAGCTGAAGATACCGCCGGCCTGGACCAACGTCACCTATTCGCCTGACCCCAAGGCTGCGCTGCAGGCCACGGGGATGGATGCCAAGGGGCGGCGCCAGGCGCTCTACTCGGCGGCGCACCATGCTACGCAGGCTGCTGCCAAGTTTGCCCGGGTCAAAGCACTGACGGCCAAGTTCGAGGGGATACGCCAGAAGAACGAGGCGGCGCGGCGCTCCAGTGATCCTGCCACAGCTGCTGCGGCCGATGTCACGGCGCTGATCATGCATACCGGTATGCGGCCTGGCGGCGAGGCGGACACCGGTGCCACCGAGAAGTCCTATGGTGCCACCACCCTCGAGGGCCGTCACATCGTGCAGACGCCGCACGGTGTTGTCATCCAGTTTGTGCCTGGCAAAAAGCATGGCCAGGCGATCGAGATGCCGGTGGATGATCCTGACATCGCTGCCATGCTGCTGCGCCGCAAAGCCGAGACCGGTGACGACCGCCAGCTGTTTCCGGTGAATGAGAAGACAGTGCTCAACCACGTCCACTCCTTAGGTGAGTTCAAGACCAAGGATTTGCGCACGCATGTCGGCACTGCCACCGCCATGGCGGCAGTCAAGCAGACCCCAGAACCGGCCAATGAAAAGGAATACAAGCGGGCAGTGCGGCATGTAGCTACAATTGTATCGCAGAAGCTCGGCAACACCCCGGCGATCGCATTGGCCTCATACATCTCCCCGGTGGTGTTTGCCGGCTGGCGCCAGGCGGCGCAGATGACCGCTGATGCCGCACCCTACGTCGACGATGACGACCTGCCCGATGCACACTGGGGAGAGGCAGGAGCGCAGCTGCCTGATGTCGGCGATGCTCCTGATGAGGATGATGGTGAGGATATCGAGCGAGCTGATCCTGATGTCATTGCCATGCTCGGCTTCGACCCATTCTTCACCGAGGATGACTTCGTCGAGAGCGAGCACCCGCGAGTTCATGGCGGCGCCGAAAGTGGCCAGTTCACCGCTGGTGGAGGTGGCAGTAGTAGCAGTGAGCCAAAGAAAGGGCTGCATACCAGAGCTGGCAGAGCTGTCAAAAAGTTTGGTTCCTCTGAAGCGCATGCTATCCACTCGCAGATAAGCAAGATCAGCAAAGAGGACCGCGGCAAGCTGTCACACCAAATGCGCGCCATGGGGCGCGCGCTGCCTGGTCTGCTGCGCACCAAGCTGAAAGAGGAAGTCCATCACGCCA